TTTTAGTAAATACTATAGACATTGATAATATATCTGCACAAGATACTGCATTTGTAATTGGAAACGGTAAAAGTAGACTTCCAGTTAATTTAGAACAAATAAAAACAAAAGGAAAAGTATATGCTTGTAATGCAGTGTATAGAACTTTTCAGCCTGACCATTTAATAGCAGTTGATGTAAAAATGGTTTTAGAAATTAACAAAGCAGGCTTTCAACATAACAATGCTGTATGGACCAATCCTAATAAGTCTTACGAAAGAATAAAAAATTTAAATTTCTTTAGTCCTAGTAAAGGATGGTCAAGCGGACCGACAGCGTTATGGCTTGCAGCACAACACAGTTACAAAACAATATACATTTTAGGCTTTGACTATAGAGGCGTAAACAAAGGCCAGCAGTTTAATAACATATATGCTGATACAGCAAATTATAAAAAATCAACAGATAGTGCAACCTTTTTTGGAAACTGGATGCGTCAAACAACCACTGTAATACGTGAAAATCCAGAAATAAACTTTAAAAGAATTATAGCACACGATAACTATATTCCAGATGAGCTAAATAAATTTAACAACTTAGAACATATTTTGATTGATGATTTTATTAAAATTTTCAATCTATCCTAATATTTTCATAAACTAGTCGTTTTTAGCCTATATCTACGTAGTTTTTCGCATAAGTAGTAAATACAACTGACAGCCTTACCATAGGTAACAACTTTATAGGAGAATGAAAATGGCAGATCGCAATAAATTTGAAGAAATGCTTGAGCGTCTTATCAACGAAGATAAGGCAGGCGCTGAAGAGCTATTTCACGAGATTGTAGTAGAAAAGTCGAGAGACATCTACGCAGGAATTTTAGAAAATGATTTAGAAGAAGTAACCGACGAAGAAGTCGACGAAGCAACTGATGAGTCCGATGAAGAAGTTGATGAAGCTTCCGATGACGAAGTTGATGAGTCCGATGAAGATCTTGACGAAAACTTTGACTTAGAAGAATTTGAAGTCGAAGCTGACCCAATGGGCGGCGATGCAGCAGACGATATGATGGGTGACATCGAAGCGTCTATGGACGGCGACGAAGAAGGTGACGAAGATGAAGGTGAAGAAGACGGCGATGTTGAAGACCGTGTTGAAGACCTAGAAGATGCACTAGACGATCTTAAAGCTGAATTTGAAAAAATGATGGCTGGTGACGATAGTGAAGAAGGATCCGACGACGAAGCTGATAGTGATATGGGCGACGAAGAAGGTGAAGAAGAGGCTGATGAGTCTCAATACTTTGGCGAAGCAGACAAAGACGAAGATGAAGTTGAAGAAGCAACTGAAGAAGATGAAGTTGAAGAATCAAACGAACCTAAGAATGACATTGAAACAATGAAAGAGTATGTCGAAAAAGTAACAGCAAATATGGGCGACAACGGTGCAAACACTAAGTCAACTTTAGCTGGTGCAAACGATATGGGCGGCGAAGCTGGAAACATAGCACAAGGTGCTGATGAAAAAGGTGGAACAGTAGGCTCTGCAAAAGATATGTCAACTGGTAACGTAAATGTACCAGGCGGTAAAGCATCTAAGTCAATGAAAGCACAACCAAAAGGCCACGGCGCTGAGAAAAAAGGCCAAGGCGAAACTGCTGACAATAAGAAGTCATTGACCAGCAAATAATATTAAGGACTAATAGATGAACAATCTTTTACGAGAGCATTTGACGTTCGACCAGGCGAATATGGTTGTTGAGTCTACTGATAACGCTAAGGGCGGCAAAGACCTTTATATGAAGGGAATTGTTATACAGGGCGGAGTGCGTAACGCAAACCAACGTGTATATCCTGTAAACGAAATTGGTAGGGCTGTCAAAACTCTCAATGATCAAATATCTGGAGGATATAGTGTTCTCGGTGAAGTTGATCATCCAGAAGGACTTAATGTAAACTTAGATCGTGTGTGCCATATGATCACAGATATGTGGATGGATGGACCAAACGGTTATGGGAAATTGAAAATACTACCAACACCGATGGGACAACTAGTTAAAACGATGCTTGAAGCAGGCGTTAAACTAGGTGTTTCGTCACGTGGTAGCGGTAACGTATCAGAAGACGGTAGCGGCAACGTTAGCGACTTTGAAATTATAACGGTAGATGTAGTAGCACAACCAAGTGCTCCTGGAGCCTACCCAACGCCAATATACGAACATTTAATGAATGCACGTGGCGGAATGAAGGCATACGAATTAGCACAGGCAACAAGACACGACCCAAAGGCCCAAAAGTATCTTAAGGATTCACTAATCAATATGATTAGTAAACTCCAATAACGAGGAGACAATAATATGTTGGATGCACTAAAAACTCTTTTTGAAAACGATGTTGTTTCAGAAGAAGTGCGCAACGAAATTCAAGAAGCTTGGGAAACGAAACTCAAAGAGAATCGTCAACAAGCAACTGTTGAACTACGCGAAGAGTTTGCTCAAAAATACGAGCAAGACAAGTCAACGATGGTGGAAGCTATCGATACACTTGTGTCCGAGCGTTTAGCAGAAGAAATTGCTGAATTTGCAGAAGATCGCAAATCATTAGCAGAAGCCCGAGCAAAATATGCAGTAGCACAGCGTGAAAACGCTACGTTACTAAAAGGATTTGTAATGGAAACACTAACTAAAGAAGTTAGTGAACTACACGAAGATCAAGTTGTAATGGCAGAAAATTTCGGAAAACTTGAAGAATTTGTTGTTGAAGCACTTGCAAATGAAATTGCAGAATTCAACGAAGACAAGAAAGACTTAGCAGAAACCAAGGTTAAACTTGTGCGTGAAGCTAAGACACACTTCGCTAAGGTTAAAACTAACTTTATCGAAAGAAGTGCTAAAGCAGTATCGGAAACAGTTGACAAAGCTCTTAAAGGAGAAATTGGACAACTTAAAGAAGATATTGAAATTGCACGTACGAACGATTTTGGTCGCAAACTGTTTGAAGCTTTTGCTTCAGAGTACGCAGGAAGCTACTTAAATGAAAATTCAGAAACATCGAAGCTAATAAAAGTTATTGATACTAAAAATCAACAACTAGCAGAAGCTAAAGCGTTTGCAACAAAAGCTAAAACACTAGCAGAAGCTCAGTCAACTGAGAAGAAGCGTTTAATTGAAGCTGCAACACGTAAAGATGTTATGAACGAACTTACTGGACCTCTAAGCGGGGAACAGAAAGAGATTATGAAAGATTTACTGGAATCTGTCCAAACGACTAACTTAAGAAAGTCGTTTAATAAGTACCTACCGGCAGTAATTGACGGGAATACTCCAGCCAAAAAGGCATCGCTTAACGAAGGCAAAGAAATAACAGGCAACCGTGACGATCAGTCACAAACTAACGTTAGTAGACAACCAGCAGACACTAAAGACAACTTAGTTGAATTTAGACGCCTAGCTGGATTAAATTAAGGAGATAATTATGTCAGAACTACTAGAAAGTCGCTGGCAGGAGACTAAAGGTGCCCTACTCGAAGGTCTAACAGGTAATAAGAAATCTGTTATGGCTAGTACTTTGGAAAATACACGTAAGTATTTGTCTGAGAGTGCTACCGCGGGTGCTACCTCTGCCGGTAATGTCGCAACTCTAAATAGAGTTATTTTACCAGTTATTCGTCGTGTGATGCCTACGGTCATTGCAAACGAATTAGTAGGCGTACAGCCTATGACTGGACCTGTGGGACAAATCCACACACTACGTGTACGCTATGCGGACACATTTAACGCAGGTGCATCTGGTGCAACTGCTGGTGAAGAGGCTCTAAGCCCATTCAAAATTGCAGAATCATATTCTGGTGCAACAGACGGCAAAGCTGCCGCAACTGCTGCTCAAGAAGGCGCAGCTGGAAACAGACTAAGCATCCAGATTCTAAAGCAAACAGTTGAAGCGAAAACTCGTAAGTTGAGTGCTCGTTGGACTTTTGAATCAGCTCAAGATGCTCAATCACAACACGGTATTGATGTTGAAGCAGAGATTATGGCTGCATTAGCTCAAGAAATTACTGCTGAAATTGACCAAGAAGTAATTGCTTCGTTGAATGCATTAGCACCAACAAGTGACACTTTTAACCAAGCAGCAGTATCTGGTACAGCTACATTTGTAGGCGACGAACACGCAGCACTAGCTGTTATGATCAACCGCGCATCAAATGAAATTGCACAGCGTACACGTCGTGGCGCAGGTAACTGGGCAGTTGTGTCTCCACAGGCACTAACTATCCTACAATCTGCTACTACTTCGGCGTTTGCTAGAACTACAGAAGGTTCTTTTGAATCACCTACAAACACTAAGTTTGTTGGTACTCTTAACAACGCAATGAAGATCTATGTAAACACATACGCAGCAGATGACTCAGATGTACTAGTTGGATATAAAGGATCAAGCGAGTCGGACGCAGCAGCGTTCTATTGCCCATATATTCCGCTAATGAGTTCAGGCGTTGTACTAGACCCAACATCATTCGAACCAGTCGTATCATTTATGACACGTTACGGATATGTTGAGCTAAACAACACTGCATCATCTCTTGGTAATGCTGGCGACTACTTGAACAAAGTAGCAATCAGCAACATTAGCTTCAGCTAATAGTTACTTAGATAACGCACTAAAGGGCTCCTTAGGGGGCCCTTTTTTTATGACTTAAATACAGTATGAAGATTACAGGAACGCATTTAGGCATAGTAATAATGATATTGTATTTTACACTACAGTTCTATCACAGTACAGGCTTTTACCTTTTATGATAAATACTTGTGTCATTAATCGTGCCGCATATCGCGGACTTATGCAGAAATGACCCACTGCGTAAACCTAGAACGTTTTAAAGGAGAAACCAAATGGGAAGACCACTAAATAAGAAATTTTTCGGAGCACCTACAGCAGGCGGCAGCGAAATCAAAGTACAGTTTCATAACGGAACTAAATCAGTAAACGGTTATATCGTTAAGCAACTTGGATCAAAGAAATTCCGTTGCACAGACGGCGTAGCAACAACAGATTGTTTCTTAGTAGACAAAGCAGCTGGCGCTATTGCAGCAGGCGAAATGAGTATTGTTGTTAAAGACGATGCAGGTGCTGTAAAGCAAGTTACTAAAATTTCCGGCAAGAAAGTTACACTTGACACAGGTACAACTATTTCTTGGAACTTTAGTAATGCAACAGACGATGCATCAGTTGAGATGGAAGAAGCTGGCGATGCATCAGAAGTTGCAGCAACAGTAATTAACGCAATTACAGCAGCAGATCCAGGTGCAGTTACAACAACTGCAAACCATCTACTAGTTAACGGCGACAGAGTAAGAATTACTGGCGTAGTTGGTATGACTGAGCTTAACGGCAATGTATACACAGTTACTAAAACCGGTGCAACAACATTTACAATTGGTGTTGATACTAGTGATACTGACGACTACACTGCTTACACAAGCGATGGCGTAGTTACACAAGTTGAAGCTGGCGCAGACGTGTTTGAAGCTAACTAAGATTAGTTTGGGGGATTAATTTCCCCCTTACTTTTTAAATAGGATTTAATGAATGTCAAAATTTCTAAATGTCGACGGAGATTATAAGTTATCGGTTACATCAGGCGGGGAAATTCGCTTAGATCCCGGTGCCACCGGCACTGTTAGAATTACAGGTAATCTTACAATTGACGGCGATCAAACTGTTATTAACAGTACGCAATTAAGTATTGATGATCCGTTTGTAGTAATAAACCAAGATAATAATAACGGCGGTCAAGTAACCGGCGATGTTGCTGGCATACAAATTGATCGTGGTGCTTCAGATGCGTTTTGGGTATTTGACGAAGGTATTACTACTGCCGCTCCAGGTGCTGGTGCATTTGTAGGTAGAATTGGTAATGCACAAAACGGAAATATTGTAGGCATAAGAACTACAAGTATTAACACAGCAGGTGCAGATTTAAAACTTATAAATCAAGGCACTGGAGTTGTTGATGTTCAAGGAACATCATCTTATGAAAAGCAAATATTTACATATGTAGATGATCCATTAAACCCCGGAACTGACATAGTAGATTTTACAGCAGCTAATATTGTTAAAGTTGGATACGATGATGCACTTCTTAATGCAAGAGGTGTTGTTGATTATGTAGATGGATTCTTTGTTGGTAAATTCCAAACAAAGATTCAAAATCAAGACACGTTTGTTGCAGTACACGACACAGACGGCGGAAACGCAGTAAGTGCTATTGAGTTTACAATTGATAATAGTCCGGCAGCGTTCTTCTTTAATGACAGGACCGAATTACAACATATTAGAATACAAGACACCAAAATTGAAACAACCTCAAGTAACACTGATTTAATATTAAGTGCAGCTGGTACAGGTAGTGTTAAATTTGAAGACGTATTACATATCACTAAAGGACCATATGCAGAAGATGACGGTACTGCTGGCGGAGGCTTTCCAAATTTTGGAGTTGATG